ATATAATTAGTGTAGAAGATGATAATGAATATCATAGATACATAAAAATAATTGCAAGAGAAAAGGTGGCAACATAATGGCAACAATTAAAATAAAAGGTTTAGAACCAACTTTAAAAAATTTAAGATTATTACAACAAGGATTGGATAAAGAACTTACAAATGTTTTAAGAGGTGGTGGACAACTAATTAGAGGTGAAGCTATCAGATCAATACAATCAGGACCAAAATCAGGTCGTGTTTACCAAAAATATAATCCAAGAAGAACACACACAGCTTCTGCACCTGGTCAACCACCAGCAAGTGATACAGGTAATCTTGTTTCACAAATTATGAGTGTTGCTGATGGTAAAAATACATTAGTAGAAAGTAGAGCAGATTATTCAAAATTTTTAGAATTTGGTACATCAAAGATGCTAGCAAGACCATTCTTGTTTCCAGCATCAGAAAAAAGTACAAAAAAAATAATTGAAGTATTGAAAGCAAAATTAAACAAAGTTGCAGAGGGTCTTAAAAAATGAGTGATCACAGCTTACAATTGCAAAAAACTATATTTGATAGACTAAGTGGTGATAGTAATTTGACCTCAACTTTAGGTGCTACAGTTTATGATTTCGTGCCTGATAACTCTGCTTTTCCTTATGTAAAACTAGGTGAGGAAACAGCAGTTGATGTTGGCACAAAAACTCTACAAGGTAATGAACATACTCTTGTCATTCACTCATTTTCTAGGTATAGAGGTAGTAAGGAAATAAAAAATATAATGTCAAGAATTTATGCTTTATTACATGAAAGTAGTTTAAGTGTATCAGGAGCAGATCTTGTTAATTTAAGATTTGAATTTTCTGATGTAATAAAGGAAAACGATGGTCGTACAACTCATGGTTTACAGAGGTTTAGGGCAGTAGTTTATGATAGTTAAAATAAAAGGAGGATAAAATTATGGCCGCAGGAAAAGGTAGTAGTTTTTTATTAAAAGATAATAGCACAGGAACACCAGCTACAATTGGTGGACTTAGAAGTACATCTATGACAATCAATGGTGAAGCTGTTGATATAACATCTAAAGATTCAAATGCTTTCATTTCAAGTGGAAATGATAAAGCTAGAGATTTATTACAAGGTGGTGGAGTTAGAAGTATGACAATATCAGCAAGTGGAGTATTTACAGATTCATCTACAGAGAATATTTTAAGAGGTTTTGCATTTGATGGTGCGATCCAAAATTATGATTTAATATTTTCAGATGGTTCAAAGATTTCAGGTGCTTTTTTAATAACAAGTTACGAAAGAGCAGGTGAATTTAATGGTGAAGAAACTTATTCTGTTACATTAGAATCATCTAATACAATAACATATACGAATGCGTAATTATGACAATAAAGTGGACTAATGGTTGGGAAGTGATTAACTTTACAATAAATGACAATCAATATCATGGTTTTATTAAAGTAACTAAAAAAGGTGAAATAACCATTGAATGCAAGAGCGATGTTGATTGTCGTCCACTTGATAAAGTAATCGTCAATTCCTATCAAAATCTCATAGTGCAAAAAATTACTATAATGCAAAGTAGAGCAGAGCTTCATTGTATCCAAGATACAGGAGAACTAAAAAAGTCAATAGACACAAAAAAGAAACTGAAAAAAGCACTAGGAGATGAAAATGACGACACCAAACAAATACAAGGGTGAGATAAAAGAAAGACTCGGAGATAAAGAAAGAGTTTTTAAACTTACCTTTGATTCAATAGTAAATATTGAAACAAGGACTGGTAAATCAATAATGGATATTACCAATCAAATAGCAATAAACAAATATGCAATGAAAGATATTGTTATTGTTCTTCATGAGGGTTTAATTTCAACTGGTTTAAAAATAACACAGCCATCAGTTGGTGATATGATTATGCAATCAGGTTTAGTAAAATCCTCTTTGATCGCCGCAAACCTTTTGACAACAATATTTACTGGTGAACAAAGTGAAGATGAAGATTCCCCTTTAGAACAGGGGGAGAACGAACAACAAAGTACCCAATCCAAAAATACCTAGAAATAGGACTTGGAGCATTAAGATTCTCCCCTAATATATTTTGGGCATTAACACCTAGAGAATTTTTATCAGCACTTACAGGATTTAATTTGACTAGAGGTGGAAAGAATAATACACCTGTCAATAGAAGTGAAATGGAAGAATTAATGAGGAGATTTCCTGACTAATGGCAACAAATATAAATACAATACGAGTTACACTAGAGGCAAATGCTAAAGGTCTAAAACAGCAAGTTGATTCTAGTAAAAAGAAACTTCAACAGTTTCAAAAGACTACAAAAGGTGTTTCATCTGGACAGAAAAGGTTTCAGGAAAATTTAAGAAACACAGCAGGTGCAATAGCGGCAGTACAAGGACCATTAGGACCAGTAGCAGGTAGAATATCATCAATTGGTGCAATTATAGGTAGAGTAAATCCTTTAACTTTAGGTCTTTTAGGAGCATTCACACTAGCAGGAGTTGCATTTGGGAAGTTTGTATCAGCAGGTGCAAAAGCAGAATCACAAGCACTTAAATTAGAAGCTATATTAAAAGCTACAGGTGGAGCGGCACAACAAACAAGTTCTGATATAGAAAATCTAGCACAATCTATTGGTATAAATACTTTAGCAAGTGTTCAAGGTGCAAGAGATGCAGCAGGTGTTTTACTTACATTTAAATCAATATCAGGTGATACATTTGGTGAGGTGCTAAAATTATCACAAGATTTAGCGGCAGTTGGTTTTGGAAGTATAAATACAGCGGCACTTCAACTTGGTAAAGCATTAGAAGAACCTGAAATAGGTCTTTCAGCTTTGCGTAGAGTAGGTGTTTCATTTTCTGAACAACAAAAAGAACAAATCAAAGTTTTATCATTAACTGGAAGACAAGCTGAAGCACAGGCACTTATTATAAAAGCATTAAAAGAACAAGTAGGTGGAGCTGGTGCAGGAGCGGCTGGTGGTTTAGCAGGTGCTTTTGATACTTTAGGTGAAAGAATTACATTATTTTTTGAAAAAGCAGAATTAGGACAATCAATTGTAAAAGGATTAACAACTGTAATTAATTTTCTATCTGATGCTTTAGGTGGATTTATACCAGAAACAACAGTATTTGCTGATAACATAAAAGAACTTAAAATAAATTTTAATGCAACTGAAAAAGAAATAAAGAAAAATAAAAATTCAATTGATGACCTTGAAAAAACTATAAAAAAGCTCAAAGGTGCAAATCAAAGAAAAATTGCAGATTTAAGAGTAGAACAAGAAGAACTTCAAAAAACAAATGTATCATTAAAAGCTGACAATGAAGTAAGAAAAGAAAAAATAAAACTACTTTCAGCAGAGAAAGAGGCAATCAATAAAGCTTCAGATTTAGCAGATAAAAGTATTGAGAAAATAACAAGACAAACAGAAAGAGAAGTTGAACTTGCACAAGCTAGAGGTAAGGAAAATAAATTTTTACAATTAAGAAATAAATTAGAAGATCAATTAAGAAGTAAACTTGGTGAAAGTGAAGCGGCAACAGAAGCTGTAAATAAACAATTAGAAGAAAATAAAAATAAACTTTTAGATTTAGCTATAGCAAACCATAATGCAAAACTAGCTATTAGAGAAAGAAGAAGTGAAGAGGAAGCAGACCAAAAAACATCAAGAGATAACAAAAGAGAAATTGAAGATTTAAAAGCAACAGCAAAACAAAGAGCTGTACTGATAGCTTTGAGACAAGAAGAAGATAGACTAAGACAAGTTTTTGCTGATGAACCAAATAGAGAGGCTCTTGTAAATTTTGAATTAGCAAAAAGAAAAGATATTATAGTAGAAAACACAGAAGCATTTTTTGAACAAACTAAAAAACTTAAAGAGCTGAATCAAATTGCAGAGGGTATTGGAGGTGCATTTGAATCAGCAGGGAGAAAAATTACTGATGCTTTTGTAGAGGGTAAAACAGCTAGTTTAGATTTTAAAGATATTTTAAGAGCTCTTTTGATAGATATTCAAAAAACAATAATTCAAGTTTTGATTTTAGATCAAGTTAAACGAGCAGTCACAGATGCTTCTGCAAGATTCTTACCATCAATATTTGGTGGAGGAAAGGCAACTGGTGGTGCTGTACAATCTAATCAGCCAACTTTAGTTGGTGAAAGGGGTCCTGAATTATTTGTTCCTAGAACAGCAGGAAGTATTGTTCCAAGTAGTCTTACGCCAGGTGCATTATCTGGAGGTGGTTCTGTTGTAATAAATCAAAATTTAAACTTTGCACTTGGAGTAACAAGTACAGTTAGAACAGAAATAGCAAACTTACTTCCTACAATTCAACAATCAACAATTACAGCAGTTGCAGATGCTAAATTAAGAGGTGGTAAATTTGCAAAGGCATTTGGAGGATAATTATGGCAGTTTTTACACCATCATACCCATTAACACTACCAACAGTCATTGGAGTACAAACACAAAGATTTGCATTAGTTAGAACAGTTGCAGTTTCTACAAGTCCATTCACAGGTCAAGATCAAGTTGTTCAACATGAAGGAGAATATTGGACAACTCAAATTAAATTTCCACCAATGTTAAAAGATAAAGCGGCAGTTATTATTGCTTTTCTTTTACAATTAAGAGGTAGAAGAGGAACTTTTCAGATAGGTGATCAAGATAGAAAATCTATTCAAGGCGTTGCTACAGGAACTATTAGAGTAAATGGAGCTTCCCAAACAGGTAATCAGGTTGCACTTGATGGTTTTGCAAATAGTACAAATAATGTTTTTAAAGCTGGTGATTACATTCAAATAAATTCATATCTTTATATGGTAACAGAAGATGTAAATAGCAATTCTTCTGGTGAAGCAAATGTTAAAATAGAACCTGCATTAAGACAAGGTATTGAAACTATAGCTGATGATGCAACAGTTACATACACAAACACAAAAACTATTATGAGATTAGATAACAATGAAACTGGTTGGGATACTGATCAGGTAAGTAAATATGGAATAAGCTTGTCAGCAACAGAGGCATTGTAATGAAAGAAAAATTAAAAAAACTAAATAAATTACAAAAATATGCTCAAAAATTAAGAGATCAAAGATTTAGTACATATAAATATATTAAAGATTTAAAATCTGATTTAAGTTATGAAAATGAAATATTAATAGATATGAGAGAAAGAAATGAAAAAAAATAATCTTAATGTAAGTAGTGAATCAGGTATTTCTATGCCTTTGAAAAACCTAATTTCAATTGTGACAGCAGTTGCAATAGGAGTTTGGGCATATTTTGGTATAGTTGAAAGATTAAATATACTTGAGTCAGATAACAAACTTATGCACAAAGATTTAGAAAAAGCTGTAGAATTTTCAATAAAATGGCCCAGAGGAGAATTAGGAAGTCTTCCAGCAGATAGTGAACAATTTTTATTAATTGAAGATTTGATAAAAGATGTTGAAGATATTCAAGAGGAATTGAAAGAATCAAGACACAATGCAACTAATATTATGAGACTTCAAAAGGATGTTGAAAGACTTATGAATCAATTAGAAGCATTGAAAGATAAAGTTAGAGCAAATGGAGGACACCAATGATTGAAGTTGTAGTAGCACTTATTATGTATTTAGATGGTTCAATGATTGAACATACATACAAAAACAAAATGTCAGCTTGTTTAAAATCAAAAAGAATAGCTGAAAGAGAAGTAAATCCACAATCTGTAAGATTTGCTTGTAAAAAAGTAAAAGCAGAAACAGAAATATATTTAGGATCAAAAAAAATACTTAAAATACTGGAGGATTAATGGCAAGAAGTGTAACAACTGCTTTTAATAATGCTATTGTAAGTCAGGTTGTAAGACCACTACTTGCATGTGAATTAGAATTTAGCACAGGAACATTAAGATTTTGGAATGGTTATGGTGATCTTACTATGACAGCAGGTGGTTCATCCAACACATTTACAGGTTTAGGTGATTTGATTGGTGTAAGTGCAATATCAGAATCAGATCAAGTAGAAGCTATCGGTGCAACATTGAGTCTAACAGGAATAAAATCAAGCATCATATCAGCGGCTTTAAGTGCTAATTATTTTTTTAGGTTTGTTTGATACAAACAAGTCAGTAATTTCTGATGTATATACTTTGTTTAAAGGTAAAATGGATATAATGAAAATAGATGAGGGTCCTGAATCAGCAACAATAGTTTTAAGTTTAGAGAATAGATTGATTGCTTTAGATAGATCAAAAGAGAGAAGATACACACATGAAGATCAACAATTAAGTTTTTCAGGTGATAAGGGTTTTGAATTTGTACCTGATTTACAAGATAAAGAAATAATTTGGGGTAAAAAAACTTCATAATGAGAATAGATAATTGGGATACAAAACTGGCAAATTATGTTGCAAAACATGCAGAGGGAAAATTTATACGAGGTAAAACTGATTGTGTTACATTTGTTGTAAATGCTATAGAGCTAATTACAGGTAAAAAGGTTTTTGATACAGAATATAAAACACTTAAAGAAGCAAAAGAAATTTTAAAAAAACTAAAAAAGAAAAATTTGTTTGAAATTGCAAATGACATAGCAAAAGAAAATAAATTTAAAAAAATAGATACAGCTTTTGCCAAAAGAGGTGATGTTGTTTTTTTAGAAACAGATGAAGAATTGGGCGGTACAATGGGTATTTGTATAGGTGAACAGTCTATTTTTAGAATAAGATCAGGAAGTTTAGAAAAAAGACAAACAAATAAGTGTCATCATGCTTGGAGTATAGAATGAGTAGTAATTCTGGTACTGCCGCTGGTTTGGTGGGTACATTTATTGTTTCAGCAGGAAGTCAATTAGTTTTAGGTGCTGTTAATAAAAAATTAGCACCAAATATAGATATACCTGAAATAGGCACAAATTTATCACAGGGAACAATGGCTACTGCAAAATCAGGTATAGCACCACATAGAATAATTTATGGAAAAACAAGAGTTGGTGGCACAATGGTTTATGCTGAAACCACAAATGATAATGATTTTTTACACATGATAATTACTGTTGCTGGTCATGAAATAAATTCAATTACAAAAATTTTTTTTAATGAAGATGAAGTACCATTAACACAAGATGGATCTGATAGTAATGGTGTTGCTAGATTATTTCCATCAAGTGGTAATGAATATGAAGGTAAAGCAAGAATTAAAAAACATTTAGGTACAGATAGTCAAGCTGCTGATGCTGATTTAGTTTCTGAAATCACACAATGGACAACAGATCATAGATTAAGAGGTATTGCATATGTTTATGTTAGATTAGATTTTGATTCAGATGTTTATACAAATGGTGTACCCAATGTAACATTTGAAGTAGAGGGTAGAAAAGTATTTGATCCTAGAAATTCTTCAACAGCTTTCAGTACAAATCCAGCCTTATGTATTAGAGATTATTTGTTAAATGAAAGATTTGGATTAGATGCTGATGCTTCTGAAATTAATGATACAAACATGGCATCTGTTGCAAATACTTGTGATGAGTCAGTTTCTTTAACAAGTGGTACTGAAAAAAGATTTACAATGAATGGTACATTTACAGTTGAAAAAACACCCAAAAGAATATTAGAAAATATGTTATCAAGTATCGGTGGTCATTTAATTTATTCAAATGGACAATTCAAGTTAAGACCAGCAGTATATGAAAGTCCAACTGTAACATTAACAGAAGAACATATAAGAAGTGGAATATCATTAAATACAAGAGTTTCAAAAAAAGAATTATTTAATGCTGTTAAAGGTTTGTATTCAGAACCAGCAAATAATTATCAACCATCTGATTATCCTATACTTACAGATTCTACATTTGAATCAGAAGATTCCC